AAGTTCTTCTTGTGTAGCTTTGTCTTGAAAGGTCAAAGTCATATTTAATGTAGTATCATAGAAAGTTGTTCCGTTTTCTCGGCTTGAAGTGATAGCAGTTTCCATTGAACTGTTACCTTTTACGTCAAACTGAAACCACGTTGGAGTTCCAGATACTGCTGTTATTTCGCCAGCTACGATTGTCGCATCTCCTAAAGTTCCGTAATCTGCAAAGTAGATAGTTTTAATACCGCCTACTGCTGATTTGCAAGGTACTTTACGTCCGCTTGTGATAAGGCATCCCATAAGTTGTTTATTTTTTTTTAGTTAACTACTTGACTATCAAATAGTTATTTAAATAAAAAAGGGTAGGCAGAACCCACCCTTTTAAATTTGATTAGTTAATTATTATACAGTTTTTCTGTAAACGATGTCAGTAACTTGTGCGTACTGAACCCCAGCAGTAAATCTCATTACGATACGTACATTTTGTGAACCGTCATTCTCTGCCATATCAATCACTCGTACTTCGTTCAAGTCATTTAAAAGACCAGTTCCAAAGAATAAATTTGATTTTTCAGCAGCGATAATAGTACCGTCAGCAGCACCTCTCGCTGGTACGACAGGAATACCGTCAAAGAATAAAGAACCTAAAGACTGGTTGTTTCCTTTGTTTTCGTATCCGTTAGCACCTTGTCCACCAGATTGGAAGCCACCTAAAGCACGTGTGTAAGCTCTAATAACGTCAGAAGCAGCATAAATATGTAAATCTTCAGAACCATACACAGCAGTAGGAATAGCGTCTGCAACAGCTCCTAGCTCAGTAATAACATTTGAAGCGGTAATTGCAGCACCTGTTAAATCTTGTCCAGCTGGTAGGTTAGCATCTGTATCTAACTTAATTGAGAAACCGTCAAACTGTCCGCTATTTCCTGTATCTCCAGACCAGATATTTTTTTCTGTTCTATCAGCTACCTGAGATGCAACGTGTCCGATAATAAAATCAGCAAAACTTGGCGCTAAGTTATCAAAAGCACTGTAACCCATTTGTTCAGCTTCCCAAGAAGAGTGAAGCGTTTTTTTACAAATATCAAGGTTTACTTGAAATTCTTTTGGCTGTAAGATAGCCTCTGTTAAAGCAATAGTTCCCTCGCCTGAACGGTCATTTAAAGTCTGAAAATCGCAAGTAGCATCTTGTACTAAAAGTCCGTCACCGCCTACTTTTTGAATTACAGATTTAAATTTTACATTTGGCATTACGGTAATTAACCCTTTGTCCAAAGTGTCAGCAGATAGTAAAGCAGCAGCGATATACTTGCCACTAAATTCACCTGCGTAAGATGTTGTTAATGATACACTCATTTTATTTAGTTTTTAGTTGTTATTAATTATTTAGTCTTGACATTACTCGGTCAATAGTAGTGCTTTTTCTGTTTTTAGAAACACTAAATTTCGAGATAGTTTTATGTACTTCTGGGTTTGATACGATAGGCTCTGCGCTTGGCTCGTTTAATTCAGCTTGTACTTCAACAGGAATTTCGTTTAGCTCCACTTTTTCGTGTTTAGCTAATTCTTCTGTTAAAAGGTTGCCTAAGTCATCAGCACTTAAATCTTCTTTTGGTTCTAGCATTGCTTTGATTTCTTCAATCATATCTTTAACCTCTGCTAGTTCTTCTTTAGTAGCATAACCCATTTTTTCTTCTTCTTCTTCTTCTTTTGCTTCAACCTCTTCAACCTCTTCTTCGGTTTCTTCTTCGGCTTCTGCATCTTTGATTTCAGAAATAAGACCCTCTTCGGCAACTACTAATATTTTACCGTCCTCTAATGCGTACTCGCCAATCGGCAAAGCAACTTTTTCATCTTCTGTAACGATAAAAACTTCTTTTCCACTTTCAAACGCATCAGCCTCAATGACTGTACCGTTGTCTAGTTTAGCCTGTTCCAACTTAACTTCCTCGTTTAAGTTTAGAACGTCTTTGATTTTTTCTATCACGTTGTTTGATTTCATACTTATATATAATTTAGATTAATTTAATTTGCATTTTCACATTCAGAACAGTCACTATAAGCTGTTACACTTTCCCATTCAAAGCCGCTTGTTTCATCATCTGCTCGTAAAACAGTATAGCAACCACTGTGTGCTTCGTGGACTAAATCAAAATAGTAAACGTTACCTACTGTCAATTCTTCACCATTCCAAACGTGTTTTTGTTGGCTATGTCCACAACGCTGTATTTTATATCCATAACTCCCTACGGGTGGCGTTATTCCTTGCCCTGATGTACTTCCAATTCCTTGTGCTATAATATCACCATTGCAGCATTCAATAGAATAAGCGTCCCTATCCCTACATAAACAACCCCTACGACCGTTTCTAGGACTTGTTTTACTTGGACTAAATAGTTTTTTAAATCTATTCATTTAGTTTACTTGATATTATTTTATAATATATCTTTTGCTTCTTTTTCTAATTTTTGTGATAACCTTTCGTATTTATCATAAACATCAACCGCATTAGAATAATCAATTTGTATGTCAGCGTTAAAACCTAAGTCTTTTGCTGCTTTTTCAAATCGTTTTAAATCATTTTTAATATCATCTCCAATACTTTCTCCAACTTTTGCCCATTTAAAAATAGCTTTTTGTATCTCTTTTAATTCTTGCTTTACTCTACTAGCCTTTTTAACTAGACCGCTTCCCTCGCTTTCATATTTAGAAAATCCTCTGGGATATTTTCTTAAATCATCTGTTATACTTAATTCTACTTTTTTAGGCTCTTGCTTTGCTAAATACTCGTTAATTATTTTTAATGCTTTTTCTTTACTCATTTTATTTATTATTTAGTTCGTTTAGTTTACTTTCTGCCCACGTTTTAGCTGATTTGCCACCCCATAATAAAAAAGAGATAGTTCCACAAGCTTCGGTATCTTCTGGTTTGTAATACGCTTCTGCTCTTGACAAATAAGAAAACATTCTTTTTATCGTTTCTTTGCTGATTGGTTTTCCTTGTGCTAATTGTTGAGCTCTTACTTTGCCGACTTGTGTAGCACATTTATTGTTTACTTCTTCGTTTAGTTTTAAACCTCGTTTAGCGTTGTTACTTACTGAACTAGGATAGTCTGAATAGCTTTCTAAAACCATTTTTTTACCACCCTTAACACGCTTATCGTTTTTAATAATAGCTTTTATTTCGGCTAGTAAATATTCAGCTTCTTCTTCTTCTATTTGTGCTAACTCGTCTTTTATTGTTTGGTCATTTGGACGTTCCATTTTGTCAGCAAAATATCCTTCAATACTGAAACCTTTTACTTTGCCAGTCTTAACAAACTCGTTCCATATTTGGTCATTGTTTACTTTAACACTACCAACCCAAGAACCTAAAGGTAAATCCATTCCGTACTTTACAGATTTATCGTGTACCTTATCTTCAACAATCCAACTTTCAACTAAACTTAAACCCTCCAATTCGTGTTGGTGTTCTAACGTTGAGTTGTTTTGTTTGCTATTCATTAAATACATCTGGGACGCTTTTAAGACAGTATCTTTTGAAAAATATATATAGTACTCATCTTCGCCATTGCGTCTGTAAATAGGCTTGTTTGGTATCAATAAAGCACCCATTAATATCCTACGCTCTCCGTCTATTTCAGCAAGTTTAAACTCTTGGCTTTTTAAAGCGACAAAATCTTCTTCAATAGCTGGGTTTTCAACTACGCTTATAGCTTCAATTCCTAACTCGCTTTCTTCGTCTAATATTAATTCGACTATTCTCATAATAATATATAATTAAATTTATTTATTTTTGTTTTTTATATTGTCGCTCCCTCAACTATATTGTTTTCTAAACTTTGTGCTGTTGTTACATCGTTTGAAACTACATAAGCCTGTACTGGTTCTTGTGTTTGTTCTGCAACTGTGTCAGCTAAAACACTTGTTTCGCTTGAACCTACAACATTAAAACTTGGGGGAGCTGGAGCAGCACCACCACCAGGAACAGAACCACCACCACCTCCACTTCCACCGCTAGTCTTAGGAACTTTAACGCTTACTATTTTTTGAACATTTTTAAGTCCATTACCTAAAATTGCAGCAGCATTTACAAACTTTAAAGCGGTTTCAAAAGGCGTAACTGTCTTAGCTGCTAAGGCATCAGAAACCCCTCTATAAGTGTTTATAGTTGCACTAGCAATGGCTAAACCTTTTCCAGCTGCTGTTTGTTCTCCAGCTAAAGCACCTAAAGAATTTAAAGCGTTTTCTGTATTGGCTAAGTTTTTGCTTTTTGCTTCTGCCTCTGCCTTTGAAATACCTACCTTTGCATCAGAAATTTGTTTATCTCTTTCTAAATTAGTTTGTCTTGACTGTTCGTTAAATTCGTCAAGAGCAATTTGAGCATCTACTTTAGCTTGTGTTTCTGCATTTGCATTATCAACAATAGCTTGTAGTCTTAACCCCTCTTGTTCAGCTTCTAATAAATCAATTTCTTTTAAGGCTTCTAAACGTGCTAATTCATCTTCTATTTGTTCAGCATTAAATCGTTTACGTTCAATTGATAAATTACTTTCGCTTTCTGTTTTTGAGTTTGTAAGTTCTATTTGCTCTCTGTCAAGTGCTAAATCGTTTGCTTTTTGTTCTGAACGAAAACCCTCTATTTGTGCTAAAACCCCTAACCTGTTCGCTAATGCTTCTGTGACCGCTACTTGGTTTTCAATAGAATTATTTTTAGCAGCTTCGGCTTGTGCAGATTTGAGTTGAGCGTCTGCGGTTGCTAACATTGCTTTTTCTTGCTGTTCTAAAACAAGTAAAAGTTCGTCATTTGCTTTTTTACGTTCGCTTATACTGTTACGTTCTTCGTCACGTATTTGTCTTAGTTGCTCTGCTTGTCTATCGTATTTTTCAACTAAAAGACTTTGTTGTGCTGCTGCAATTTCGGCTGCATTTGCTAGTTTAACATTTTCCTGTGCTGCTTTTACTGTTTCTGAAACGTAACCTTTAACCGCTTCCGTTGTTTTTTCTATAAACTCTTTGCTTTTATCAAAAGTATTATTAACTCCTGTCAATACATCTAAACTCTCTTTACCAGCACTTTTAACATCATCTAATGCACCAGCAAAATCACCACTAAATACTTTTTTAACCGCACTAGCTAAATAGCCTAAAGTATCTAAGTAACTGTCGAAACGTTCTTGTATATTTTCTTTAAATGCCTTAGCAAAACTTTTTAAACTTTCTAAAGGGTTTTTAAATATAGCACTAAAAAACTTTATAACTCCGCTAGTATTTTTAACTATAAAATTAACAAAGTCGTTAAAAGCAATACTTACAGCTTCAAATGCAGTGTTGAATAAATCAGCGACTTTTTGGTTTTGCATAAAAACCTCGCCTAACTTGGCTAAAAGTCCTATTATTAACCCTATCCCTGTGGCTTTTATTGCTGTACCTAAACCCTTAAAACCTTTACTTAAACCCCCTATTCCTTTAGTTGATTTTTTAGCACCCTCGCCAACCCCCTCAATAGAACCAGTAAATCCTGATGTTTCTTTTAAAGATGCGTTTACTCCGTCAATGCTTTTTTCTAAGTCATTAACCCCTTTAACAGCTCCTTTGCTATCTACGTTTATTTCAATTGTTTTTTCTACTGCCATTTTAATTCTTGTTTTAACGCTTTGTAACCCTCTTTAATTGTTGTAGGTAGTTTGTATTTACCTTGTGCTATTCGCAAATTTTCGGTTTCTCCGTTTGCGTATTTTAAACTCTCTATTATTAATTTTATCATAATGTTGTTTCAAATAAATCTGT